AGTAACGCAAAAGCACTTTTGACAGACGTTTCGTCCATCAAAAGATGCCTTTGCGCCCTGCCGGGGGCTATCCGTCTGCGGACGGGGCTTCGCTACACCTTGACTGCTGCCCCGACCAACACCACCTTCCTGCTTTATTGGCTGTTCACAGGAGCGTGTCACGCTCCTGTCCTCTATCAATAGAGGAACTCACCAGCGGAAGCTTTCTGGCACGCCTCGTCTGTCCAGATACTCCTGCCGAGCCTGCTCCCGCTGTTCCTCGGTGGGTGCTGTCTTGTACTGGGCATACAGCTCATGCCGCAGCATCGCATCCAATTTTTGCTCCAAACCCTGTACGATGGCTTCTTCATACTCGTCCCTGCCGCTCAGATGGCAGTGCAGCAAAGCAACGAAAAGTTCCTGCGAAATCTGTACATTTTTCATCGTTTTCACCATTCCGTGTCGGTCGTGTCGATTGTGACGGTATTTTCTATAGTAGCAAAAATACCGTCACGACCGTCACATATCGTCACGCCCCAGAATTTTCCAGCGTTAATTTGACCACCCTGCCCTCATGGGTGCGCTTGCTTTCGTACCGAATCCCATAGTCGTTGTAGAGCCTGTCGGCACTCACATTCAGCTTCCGGGTCAGGATGTTTGCCTGTATGCTCACACCCGGCAGACGTTCCAGCAGTTCCGTGGGCGCACCGCTCCACTCCGGCTGTTCCGGGGTGAGCATCTTTGCCACCGCTTCCAGAAGCGGGTCGGGCGGCAGCTTCCAAAGTTCCGTTTCGGCTCCTTGGAACTCCCACACGCAGCGTTCCCGGTCAAACTCCAATGTCAGCTCCTGATCCGGCTGGTCACGCCCCACGATGTCCAGTAGTGCGGTGTTGTCCGTACGCCGCTTCTTCTGCATGATGAATGCGCCATCCGCTGCACCCAACAGACCGTTGGTGCCGGAGATCATATCAAAGCTATCCTCGGCTTCCATCTTCCGGGTGTGATGAACCACCAGCAGGCAGATGCCGTACTTGTCACTGAAGGTTTTCAGCCTGGTCACGATTTCGTAGTCGCTGGCATAGCTGTATCGGTCCCCACCGATCTCCCGCACCTTCTGCAGGGTGTCGATGATGATGAGCCGTACATCCGGGTGCTCTCGGATGAATCCTTCCAACTGCTGGTCAAGTCCCTCGCTCACGGACTTAGCTTGCGTTGCGAAGTAGAGATTGCTGGTCTCCTCTACCCCGAACATCCGGGAGAGCCGCCGCTGCAGCCGGGCGTAATCGTCCTCCAATGCAAGGTAGAGGACGGTGCCCTGATGCACCTCGTACTCCCACAGCGGAAGCCCCATCGCCACATGGTAGGCGAGCTGCCCCATGAAGAAGGACTTGCCCACCTTGGGCGCACCTACGAAGAGGTAGGTGCCACTGTACAGCAAGTCGTTCACGATGGGTTTCCGAGGTTGATACACCGTGTCGTACAGCTCGGTCATTGATATCGTGTTCAGCCCGAAATTGTTTGCTTTTTTCGCGGCTTGCAGATTGATTTGCTGTTCCGAATTTGTTATAATATTGGTGTAGTTTTTACATGACGGCTGTACCGCATCTGCGCCAACAGATGCACCCGGTACGGTCGTTTTTCTTTTGTCTGTCATTCGCATTCCTCCTTGAGCCCATTCAACGTCAGAGCCACCATTTGAATCGTTTCCAGCAGGTCGGGCGAGATTTCTTCAGCTATCGTCAGTCGCTGTAATTCCGAATAAATCGCAGCCATTTGTTCCCGCAAGGCTTTATAGACCCTTGAGTTGCCTACCACGGTGATCTCCCGGTCGGTCAGGCGACGGATGATATACTCCTGTTTGGTCAGCCCGGAGAGCTTTACCTTAGCTTCCAGAACCTCGTCCTCTTCCGGGGACATTCGGAAGGCTACCACCTTGTTCCGCCAGCGGCCTTGCTGATCGAGTACTCGTTCCATCTTCATCCCTCCTTTCGCTCCATGTCCAGCTTCTGCGCCATCTCCTGCTGCTTTGAGGGGAAGAGGTGGGCGTACTTATAGGTGATGTCCACGCTCTCATGCCCCACCCGGTCTGCGATTGCCAGCGCCGAGAAGCCCATCTCGATCAATAATGATACATGGGAGTGCCGCAGGTCGTGGATTCGTATCCGCTTTACTCCGGCTGCCTTGGCTCCCCTGTCCATCTCGTGGTGCAGGTAGCTCTTGGTCACCTCAAAGATCCGCTGGTCTGGCTGGACTTTGTAGAGGGATTTCAGATAGTCTCTGATCTCGTCCGTCAGAAACTGTGGCATCTGGATGACCCGGACGCTCTTGGGCGTTTTCGGGTCAGTGATCACATCCCGGCCTTTCAGCCTTTGATAGGATTTGGTGATGGAGAGCAGCCCCTTGTCCAAGTCGAAGTCTGCCGGGGTCAGAGCCAGCAGCTCGCCCTCCCGGATGCCACACCAGTAGAGGACTTCAAAGGCGTAGTAGGATTGCGGCTTGTCCATCATGACCTCTGCGAACTTGAGGTACTCCTCCTTCGTCCAGAAGAGCATCTCCTTGTGCTTTTCTGACCCCATGCACCCGGCTGTGGCTGCTGCATTTGATTTCAGCCCATAGAACCGGACGGCGTGGTTCAGAATGGCACTGAGTTGTCCATGGAGCGTCTTGAGGTAGGTCGGCGAGTAGGCCTTGCCGTTCTTGTCCCGGTAGTTCAACATCTCGTTCTGCCATGCAATTACATCCCGTGGCTTTATCTCGCTGAGCCGCTTTTCTTTGAAATACGGTAAGATTTTCGTTCGGATGATGTGCTCTTTGGTAGACCAGGTGTTTTCCCGGAGTCGCTTTTTCTTGTCCGTGATATAAATTTCCACGAACGCTTCAAAGGTCATGGTCAAGTCTGCCGCCTGCTGAAGAAGGAACTCCCGCTCCCACGCCAAAGCGTCCTTCTTGGTGGCAAACCCCCGTTTCAGCTTCTTCTGCTTCACACCTTGCCAATTCTCAAAGTAGAAGGAAGCGTACCATGTGCCCTGTTTGCTGTCCTTGTAGGCTGGCATCCTATCACTCCTCCCCTGCCCCGTAGATTTTCTCCTGATAGTACCTCCTGCTTACCCGGCCTCCTACGGTCGTGTAGCCTTTGGCCTTCAGTTCCTCGTTCCACTGGGCGATCATCTTGTACGCCAGACCCTGGGAGATGTCCAGTTCCTTTGCCAGCTCGTCTGCCTTGATAAAAATGCTGTTTGCCATTTTTTGTCCTTTCCTTGTCGGTTTCATTTCGGTGCCGCTTCATCCTCGCTGACTTCCGGCAGGCATATCCCCTTTGCGGTGCTGTGCCGTCCCCTTTTGGAGCGCTCGCTTCCTTTCGGAAGGTCTTGGCGGTTTGGATCAGTTTGGCGGTCATTCAATTTTACTAAGCATTTTTGCTTATCTTTTTGTGCTCTCATTATACTAAACACATTCCGTTAAGTCAAGAGGTTTTCAGGTAAAATCTTAAACTTTTTTGTTTATTTTCTATTGCACCTCCTATTTTTCTGTGCTATACTAGGTTCAACAAATATGTTTAAGTCAGGAGGCAATCGCATGGCAGTCGGTGACCGCATCAAACGTGCCCGCAACCTCCGAGGTATGACCCAGAAAGAACTGGGCATTGCCATCGGGTTTGAGGAGAAAAGCGCAGACATCCGCATCGCACAATACGAAAGCAACACCCGCACTCCTAAAGAAGAGTTGCTCCGCAAGATTGCGGAGGTGCTGGACGTGAACTACCGTTCCCTCTATGAGCCGACCCTGTACGCCGCAGAGGATGTGATGTACACTCTGTTCGAGCTGGACGAGCACTATCCCGGCACCCGGCTCTATGAGGTCACAGACACCACCGACCCGGATCTCCCGGAAAAGCACATGGCAGTCAGCTTCCGCTATCGCCTGCTGGATGATTTCCTGAAGGAGTGGCAGCTCCGTAAGAAGCAGCTCCGGGAGGGCGAGATCACCAAGGAAGAGTATCTGGAATGGAAGCTCAACTGGCCACAGACCGCCGACGGCTGCGGCCGGTACGAGCCGAAGAAAAAGTGGCGTAAAGAATAAAAGACACAAAAATGCCCTCTGAAAAACTTACCGTTTCTCAGAGGGCATTCTCATGTCTCTCTTTATGAATAATCGCCTGATAGTATCAAAGCAGTATCACAGAGCCTTTTGGCTCTCAAAATATTGCATTGCATCAATACTTTTCGGGATTTGCATATTACTCGAGCTCGATTCTGGAAAGCTGTTTTCTGGTTGTAACAGGTACAATTTTCCGGTTTGGCGGAGTGTATTTTCCACTCCGTTCATTGTGTGTTTTTGACTACAACGAAAATTGCTGTCAAAATGATGTCACAGCATCAGGCGGACCGCTTTGCGTCAAGCGCCTTGACTTCCTCGACGGTCAGCCCTTGAGCTTCGGCAATTTCCTCATAGGACAGCTTGCCGCCTAAGAGCAGCCGCTTGGCCGCCTCAAGAGCATTTGCCCGCATGCCTTCTTCTCTCACTTCTTCAAAAGCTCTGCACATAGTTGCCACTCCTTTCGTGTCCTCTTTGAAATAGCGTACCCGCTGCGCCAGTACCGGATAATTCATATCATCCGGGTTTGTGCAGGTAAAATCCTGCATCAAACGGCCCAGTTTGGTATCATCCTTGATTTGAGAGTTCACATAAATAATATGTGCTCCATCTCCGAACGGCATTCCCGTTTCTTGGATTGTCCGTTCGATATGATAAATCGGGAGACCGGCTTTCAAAATATCATTTTCAGTGATAAATATCACATAGGTTTCATATAGCTGGTCGTAACGATCACCCGGCTCCGTAATATTGGCATCCATCAAACCGCTGTTGTAACGAGCTCGTCTGACCTCTGCACCACGGTCGTTGCGCTGGATCTCAATGTTATAGGCTTTATTCTGCTCATCCACAGCCAGAATATCCAAGCGGGCCGAGCGACCTTGAATATTATTCAAGCCGTATTGACTGTGAACTTCGCGGATTGTCAGGTCATCACGGTCTAAAATCACCTGAAGCAGAAACTCCGAACACTCCTTATCTTCAAAAACCTTCGTCATAAAGTTATCGTCAATAAGGCGAAGATTCTGAATCCGATGCAGATACTCTTCATGCTTCCGCTCAAAGTCCAACTCCTGCGGCGTCTTATTCTCTCCCATCGGCTCACCTACTTTTATATAACACTTGAATGAATCATTTGTCACATAAAGAATACCACAAAACCGTACTTTTTTCAAGGTGGCACAAAATTCACCCCGGCGGACCATCAAATGCTCCATTCAACTGCCATATACATTATTATAATGCATTTGTTTCATACAAATGTCACGCAACAGAAAAAGGACGGCCCGAAAGCCGCCCTTTTCCTTATATACCAACTTTTGATTCCGTCGCGGGTTTCTCAAAGCCAGTACGATTCCTTACCCTTGGTTCAGGATTTGGAACACGTACAAGTATTTCGTCCGGTTCGCAATCCAGCGCTTCGCAGATGAGGTCCAAATGATTCAGATTCATCCTCTCCGCGATTTCGTTGTAATAATCACTGATTGTAGTCGGCCGAATGCCTGTGGCGCGTGCCAGGTCTGCTTGCGTCCATTTCAGCTCGCCTAGCTTCTTGGACAGTAAAATTCTAATCATATACTCGCTCGCTCCTTACAATAAAAGATATTCTTTTCTTCTGGAAAAATCAGGGAATTGTTAGATTATCACGAATTTTGTGATTCTTTATTGCATAAAAGCAAAAAAACGCCCCCGTCACCTGTTTCGACTTTTCATCTGACAGGTGACGGGGGTGTTGTCATTTGTTCCGAGTATTCAGTTCAGCAAGCTGCCGCTGGTCTGATTCTCTGTACCGTTCATCCACGCCTTCCAAATGGGAGAGACAGCGTTTCAGCTCTCCGTCCCAGTAAATCTGCCCAGTTTCCGTTTCCATCCGCTCAATGCCGGCACAAATGCAGGATAGCAGGTCGAATGTAGCCTTGCGGCTGTCCATCTGCAAAATATACCGTTCACGACGTTGTTCATCTTCCTTTTCGCGCTTCTTGGCCGCACGGTCCGCCGCGCCCTTGATAAGAAGCTGATTTACGGCAAAGGAAATCGCGCCGCCCAAAACAGTTCCTAAAAACGCCAGCGCCGCCAAGAGCCACGCCGGAACGGTGACAGTAAACACTTCGGCTGTTCCTGCAAGCACCTGTATCCTCCTTTCAGTCGTCGGTGAGTGTCAGCAATTCGATCCATCTCGTGACGGGGAGACGGTCTAAGAGCCATTCCACGCACCATTTAAGCATCCTTCAGCACCTCCAGCCCTGCCTTGGCTGCATTAAAGGTCACCTGCACCACTTTCTGAATCAGGCTATCCGTGACCAGAAAACGCAAAGGAGCAGGAACCTTTGCGCGCAGCCACGACACGACAACCGCCAAACGGGCTTCGCCCAGCTTGGTGCCAACGAACTCTTTTTCGGCCTTGGTGATGGCCTCAATCGCCCATTCGGCCAGCAGGGCCTTGTATCCCAGACGAATCATGCAGGCCGCAACAACGACCAACGCCACAGCCATAATAGCAACCGTAATGATAGTAGCAGTGTTCATACCTTATCCCCTTTCTCAAAGCAGCTTAGAAAGCGCCGCCTTTGTCTGCGTTCCAACGATGCCGTCCGCAGTCAGATTGTGCGCTGCTTGGAACGCCTTGACGGCCTTTTCAGTGTTTGCACCGAAGATGCCGTCTTGGTTGATTCCCAGCGCTCCTTGAAGCGCGGCATTGTATAGCCGCTGCGGATAACCGCTGGTCGATTTCTTCAGATTTCCGGGGCCGAAGATTTCAGCCTCCCAGTTAGACGTATACGCTGCCAAACCAGGCATGTTGGGGATTCCTGCATAATGATACACCGACACATAGCCCGTCTTAATGTCATTGATGCGAATTTCCCAGTGCAGGTGGCTTCCAGTACTGTGGCCCGTGCTTCCCTCGACACCGATAAGGTCGCCCGGCTTCAACTTCTGGCCTGCGGTCACGCTGATTTTGGACAGGTGCCCAAAATACATATAGTAGGCAGTCGTGCCGATCCGGACCACAACACGCCGGCCGAAGCCTTTCTTCGGGAGTGTCGCGCATTCCCAGCCGGCACGAACAACCGTGCCATAAATCGGGCAATAGATGTTCTTGTCGCTAATACCTACCAGATCATACCCTTGGTGGTACGTTCCATTCGCCCGCAGGTTGCGATACGCCTGCGATACCCTGAATGTGCCTTTATAAGGAGAAATCAACAAATCCACCTCCATTTCAAACAAAAAAGCCGTGCTGACCACCAGCACGGCTTCTCTCAACGTCTTATGGCATCATACTCGGCTTGCAGGATTGCTCTCTGCTCACCATATCCTTCCGGTTCTTCGCCTGTCTCAACAGAGATATCTTCCCATTCATCTAACAGACGAACCGCCGATGCCAGCAGAGCTTCGAGTTTTTGTTCTCGGCTCAAAACTATGCAGCACCTTCTCGCAGCCTCATTCACCAAGCATCTGGCAGAGCTTCTTATACTTTTCCTCGCTCAACCGGCCACTGGCATAAAACACGTCCAGCTTCTTGCGCAGTCCCTTAGTTTTGCCGCGCTCAATCATCCGAGCGCACACTTCATACAGTTCCATCGTTCTACCTCATCATTCTGCTTCCGCCGTCATCCCCAACTCCAGCAAAGTCAGGCGATATTCTTGATCCACCACAAGGGTATCTGTGCTATCCTGTGCGGCCATCAGCTTGGCCATGGGATCCTTTGCATCCTCCGCAGCTTTTGCCTGCGCGAGCCAGCCTTCATACGCAGCATTCACATCGGCTACAAGGCCGTCATAATACGGCACTTCCAGCAGATATTCTTCGTACTCCCACCCTGTTACGGTCGCTTCCTGCTGAAGCTGCTCGTATTCGGTCGGGTTGGCAAAGAGCCTCACAATGGCGATTTCAGGCCGTTGCGGGTGGCGTTCTACCATACAAAGCCCATCCGGCTTTACACTGCCTCTTACTTTCATTTCGTATCACCTCTTTCAGACGCTTGATTTTGATGCTTCGTATATACTTTTCCTTTACTCGGAAACTGTTACAGTGATTCAACTGCCCTGCACGAGAAAGAAATCCCGCCGCCTGCTGCACGGATACAGGAATACCCATTTTCTGCTTTTTCTGTATCCGTCTGGCCTGCCGCAGCATCCGCAAAAAATTTCTTCGCCGCAACGTAGTAAATCCATGCCAAAACCGGAATCCGACCGCAGACACCGCCCGGGGGCGACCTTTCGCTTTTCGGGCAACGGCCGTGCGATACACTTGCCAATTCTCTTTCACCGCAAGTCCGAGTTCGTCTCGTAAAAATTTCTCAGCCGCAACCCGCGCCCTGTGCAGCATCCGTTTATTTGGCCCGAGCATTGTGATGTTGTCCATGTACCGAGTGTAATATTTCACACCTGGCATCCTAGCTAACATCCAGTCGAGTTTTTCCAGATAAAAGTTTGCTAGCCATTGACAGATGTAGTATCCGATAGCCAGCCCCTGCCCGCAGCTCTTGAGAATGGCCCAGATGAGCCGAAGAAACCGCTTGTCCTTGATTTTGCGCCCTATCGCTCGGATGAGTCTCCGAGTCGGAACGGTCGGATAGAAATGCCGGATGTCCATCTCGCAGGCATATCTGGTCCCTTTGGGGTCGCAGCTCATGGCGTGAGCAAGGTACTTGCGTATCCTTGCGCCGCCCCGCCCCGGAATGGACGCGCAGCTGTATGGGTGCATTCCTCTCATCAGGACCGGCTTCATGACTTCGACGATCAGGCGATGGACAATGCCGTCCGGCCAGAACGGAACGATCTTCAGCTCTCGCTGCTTCTGGCTGCTGTCGTCATAGATCGTCTTGAGCTTTGGCCGGGTCGGCACATAGCTTCCGTCTGCGAGAATTTTATAAGTTTGCTCGACGTACCTTTCCAAGTGGGCAAGCACTTTCCTCACCTCGTGCCGGGCGTGTTTGTGCCGGGCGGATTCGAGGATCACGAATCGGATGAGGTCTTTGTCGAGCATCTTATCGTACAAATAGCCTACTCTTTTCGGCATAACAGGATGATTCATCTCCTTTTTCGCTTCGCTGCCGTCCGAACCATAGAGGTCTACTAGGCTGCGTCCTGTTGCGAAAATTTCCACCATGTGGTGTGGGAGACCCTGCGCAAAATGTGGAGAAGAAAAAGGTGTCGAGCGCCGATGTTGCTGTTCGAGTTGGACGAGCTGTTGTTGCCGTTGAAGTAGAACAGGCCCGCATTCGAGCCGTTGTCCCAGTTGCCGCCCACATACAGCACAAGCCAG